TCAGTACGCCGACGGCCGAGGCGACCGCGCCGAGGATCGTTCCGACGGCCGACAGGACCGACCCGAGGGCGACCAGGGCGACGCCGACGGCCAGGGCGACGGCCGCGACCTTTAGGCCCTGTCGGATCGTGTCGCCGTTCGCCTCGATCCAGGCGCGTATAGGTTTCAGGTTGTCCCGTACCGTCTTGCCGAATTTCTCCAGGACCGGCGCGAGGGCCGATCCGATATGGAATATCGCCATCTTTACCGATTGCAATAGCTTGTTCATTTCGTCGGTAAATACCTCGGCGGCCTCGGCGTCCTCTTGGGACATTGTAAGGCCCAGGTCGTCGGCCTCTTTCATTAACGATTGAATCCCGGACGCGCCCGCGTTGAGCATCGGCAAGAGTTCGCGACCGGCCCGGCCGAAAAGTTCCATTGCAATTGCGGCCCGGTCGGTCGGCGATTCCATCTTGCCCAGGGCGTCGGCGATCTGGAGGAATTGGTCCTCGGGTTTAAGGCCCTCGATATTCTTTACCTCGACGCCGAGTTTCTTAAAAGCGTCGGTCTTGGTCGTAAGGCCGCGCGAGGCGTCCCGTATCGAACGATGCATACCGCCGACGGCCTTGTTAAAAGTCGAAACCGACGCGCCGGATTGTTCGGCGGCGAATTTCATTTGGGACAACGCCTCGACCGACATACCGGTCCGGTTCGCCATCTTGCCGAGTTCGTCGCCCATCGACGAAAACAGCTTGGCCGCCGCGACGGCCGGGCCGAGGATCGCCGCCGCGGCCATTGCAACCGATCGGCCCATCGAACCGACCGATTTTCCGAACGCTTTTAATTTCACCGAGGCCCTTTTCAGACCGCGCGAAAGTTTGTTGTTGTCGGTGTATAGTTCGACGTATGCCGCGCCCGCTCGTATCCCGCGTCGTCCCATTGTCTCGCGTCCTTTCGTATGGAGGGCCTGTCGGCCGACCCTTTATCGTTTCCCTGTCGGGCGCGGTCTACGGTCCGCGACGATCCAGGTCGAACAATGCCGACAGGATTATTTTAAGACGTCGGATCGTCGGTCGGCCTGGGGCCTGGGGCGATCCCTGTCGACGCCGCGGCGGCGATCGCCTCGGCGGCGGCCTCGGCGTTCCCGCCGTTCCGTGCGGCCTGTCGGATCGAGTCGGCCGCGCCCTCGATATCGCCGCCGACCTCGGCGACCTTTGCCAGGGCCTCGGCGATCTTTTCCGACCCTCGATCGGCCCGGTTGTTGGCGTTCGTCGTGTCCCGTCGTTTCTTAAAAGCATATCCGCCGACGCCGAGTCCAGCCGCGCCCAGGATCGAGATAATCTCGGGGGCGTACTTCTGGTATATCGCGAGGGCCTTGTCGCCTGTCTCGACGACCTTTCCGATCGTCTTGTCGACCTGGTCGACCGTCTTGTCGACGACCTCTCCAGCGGTAGGACGGGCCGTCGCGGCCTGGTTTGCGGCCGCTGTGATCGTTTCGGCGGCCTTGGCGGCCGCCTGGGCGATCCTCTCGGCCTCGGGCGACCTGGTTTCGTCCGGCGATCGGGGGTCGGGTATTGAGTCGGCCAGGTCCTCGGCCATTGTCGCGACCGTGGCGATCGCGGCCATACGATCGAATACCGCGCCGACCTTGGCGGCCTTGTCGGAAACGACCTCGGTAAGTTCGGCGAGTTGTTCGGTTACGATCGCAAGGGTCCGGGTTCGGAGGTCGTCGCGGAGTTGTGCGGCCTGGACCTGGTCGTCCTTATGTCTCCATTGCCCGGCCTCGATCGTCGCGAGGCTTTCGAGGTCGATCGGTTCTTTCGGCGGCCCGGCGTATATCGTACCGGGCCTGGTCATTTTCGCCAGGGCCAGGGCGGCGGCCGATCCCGGCCGGGTCCCTGTCGTCGACAGTCGACCGGCCAGGTCGTCGGCGGCCTCGGCCGCCTGTTTTTGTTCCTCGGTGGCGGCGAACCGTAGTCCGGGGACTATCGAGTCGACGCAACCGACCAGGCCCAGGACGGCGGCCATTGTCAAAATTTGGAATACTCGTTTCATGCTTGCGGGTCCTTTCGTTGTCTTGCCCTTTGCGGTGATCGGGCCGGCCGGCGGCGGCCTCGTTTCTTGGTCGATCCGACGAACATTTTAAGGACGCCGATACTTCCCTTGGTGAGGGCCTGGGCGTCCCGGCCGTAATTCCGATTGTGCTTTGTGTATGGGTTCCATTTGCTCGGGTTAAACTTCGTTCGCTTCGAGGCGTGGGCGACCTCTAGTAACGCCATTATCGCCGAGGTCCGCGCCCATGCCGCGCCTTGTCGGGCCTCGACCATCTTTAACAGTTCCCGCAGGGTCCAGGGTCCGGGGTCCAGGCCCAGGATACCGGCGGCCTCGACTATCAGTCGCCAAGCGATTGTAGAATTTCGGTCGTCGCTTTGTCGATCTTCTCGGGGTCGAGTTTCGCGTCCAGGACGTCGGCGGCCTTGTTCATTATTCCCTTTACTATCTCCAGGGCCTTTCTTGCCCGCTCTCGATCGCGGGCGTTTGGGAAAAAATCTATTATCTCGGCGAGTAGGGCGTCGGTCGCGAGGTCGATCGAATCGCCGCCCAGGGCCTCGCCGAATTCCCGATCGGTAACCGGCGGGGTGGCGGCGTCGAGGGCGCGTTTGCATACGACGTAAAGGATATCGACCAGGAGTACCGGGTCGGCCATTACTCGGACGATAAGGCCGTCCTCGTTTCCCTCGCCGTCGGCAAGTGCGAGTAAGTTAACGCCCAAGGTAGAACGGACGTCGCGGACGGTGTTAACGTCGACGACGACCGGCCATTCGCGATCTTGATTGTCTCGGAATTTGTGCATTGCGGGGCTTTCGGTTCGGGTTATAAATGCGCCACGAACCGACCGGACGCGAACGCCCGGCCGGTCGCGGCCGCGTTTGGGTTCGTCGTTACGACGTTATCTCATACCAGGCCGGGTCGGCGTCGGACGACGGGACCGGGGCGAGGGAAACGTCGACCGTCTGGACATCTTCGAGCGGTTCGTTTTTCGTGAAGGAGGCGACCTCCATAAGGGCGCGGAGTCCCTCGGAACCGACCGTCGCGATATCCTCGGACATAAGCGCGAATTCCTGAGTCGCCGCCGCCGGGGCCGCGAAAAACATATCGCGGATAACGGCGAAATCGGTGTCGTCCTCGTCAAACAACATTTGGAAATCGACCGAGGCGTCCTTTAGTCCAAACTTGTTTAGCCGCCAGGTCGACCCGCGCTTACTCGCGTCGATCTTGTTTTTCTCGACCGATACGGTAAGGTCGCGAATGTTCGTAATTTCGTCCCATACCGGCGTACCGTATGTACCGGTGTTGTGGTAGGCTTTCGCCTCGTTTCCTGTCTTTACGCCCATTGTCTTTTCGTCCTTTCAGTTGCGGGCGTCGATCATCTGATCGAGTCGGCCCAAAATTTCGGAAGTTTCGGACGGGCCTTTTCGAGGGCCGGTCCCATAAACGGCCGAGGCGGGTAATACTCGCCTCGAAATTCTCCGCCGTGTTCCAACGCGCCGCCGACGCCCTCGCCGACGATCTGCGCGTCGGGTCCGATCGTCGCCCGGCCGACGTCCCGTTCCAGGAAATAGAGGATCGCGTTTCTAAGTCGTCGCTGTCCTCGGGTCCTGGGCGGCCCTCCAGGGCGGCCGGGTTTCGGCGAGGTCCGTATCGAACGCCGGGCGACCGTGCGGATAAAGGCCGCCGCGTGTCCGAGGTTGCGGAATACGGCGTCGGCCGCTTTCTTGGCGACCTTGGCAAAGTTCGATACGGTTTTTGCTCGGAATCCGACCATTGGTTTACGTCGTGCGGCCTATGATTTTCATTTCAAACGGGACGGCCGATCCAGAGGCCGCCGACAACTGCAAGAGGTAATGCGTCCCGTCGACCGTCCATCCGGCCGCCGTGGGATTGACCAGGGCGACGCAACCGCCCGGGGGGACCTCGAGCTGTCCGAGGTCGAGGTCGCCGAAACAAGCGTCGAACGCATTGGCCGACAGGTTACCGAGGGTCAGGATTTCGGCGGCCGTCGTCGATTTGTTCTTTATGATGATCGCGACGATTTCCGTAAACGTGATATCGCCGCCGAGGCCGGGGCAATCGTTGTCGCCGTTCCCGTTCGATTGGAGGTCCCAGGTTTCGTCGGACGCCGTGTCGATCGTCGTGTCGATCGAAACGAATTCCTCGGCCTTGTCGACGTCGTTTCCGTCGGTAAGGTTTTTCTTGTATACGAAATTTCGATCGAACGCCTTTGTTCCCGCGCCGAGGGTCGTCGATCTTTTGCCCTGGGCCGATATCTTAATTGTGTCGGAGAACGCCATATTCTCGGTTCCTTATGTTCGGATTTCGGTTGTTAGGCCGCCGCCCTTAGTCCGAGAGCGGCGGGGCAACCGGTTCGGGCGACGGCGACGGTTGCGTCGGCCGGGGTGTCGGCGGCCGGGGGTCGCCGCCCATTTCGACCAGGGCCGCGGCCAGGGTGTCGCGCTGTATAATCGCGCCCGCCCGGCGTTCCTGGACCCTCGCGGTAACCGCCGCGCCGACGCCCTCGGCGGTGAGGGCCGCCCGGCGTTTCGTAAGGGTCGCGATCTGGCCGTCGATTCTCTTTTGTGCGTCGGCCAGGTGTTCGGCCCGGCCGACCGCGAGGGTAATGTCCAGGCGTGCGAGGGTTCCGTTAACCTGGTCGAGTCGGTTGGCGATCATTTCGGCCGTTTGTACCGCCCGGATCGCGCCGTCGACCTTGACGACAAGTACCTTTGCGCCGTCCAGGTCCGCGACCGTTTCCGTTATGTCTTGTTTTCGTTCGGGCATTTTTTCGGGTTCCTTTTTATTTAGTAGTTGTCGGGCGAGGTCAAAAGACGACCGCCCGAAACACAACTCGCCAGGACGTAAAGGGAATACGCCAAACTGTGGTAGCTATAATAGAATGGTTCGTAAGAGTTCGACGAGTAGAAGTAATCTTGCAGGGGGTAACCGTTCCCCGAGTACAACGCCGAGTCGATGTTCGACAATGACGATTCGCTATTGTCGAGGACGCCGTCGATCGTGTCGAGTTTCGTGTTTGTCGAGGCGATCGCCGCCTCGACCTCGAAAAGCGTTTTCGGCGTCGCGCCCGCGATCCCGTCGACAATCGCGTCGACGTCGACCGTCGCGAGGTCGACGTTTACGACCGCCGCGCCAACGTCGACGACCATTTTATCGTTTACGATCGCCGCGGCGATCTCTTGCATTGCTTCCAGTACATCGCCTTGCCAACTCATAATATCGACCTCTCGTTACCGCGTCTTTTTGGCGCGGCGTAGTGTTATCGTAAGGACGGAAATAAACGTATTCGTTTCGGCCAGGTGATCGGGCGACCAGGCCGGGTCGTTCTCGATCGTGTCGACGAACGCCTCTCGGAAACCGGGGAGTCGCGCCGATTGGAGGTACGTTCCGACGGCCTCGCAAAAAACCATAAGGGCGTCGGCCTGGGTATTGTCGAACGCCGCGTCGGTGTCGGCGTCGGTCGGCGGGTCGATCTGCTGCATTACGCCGACCTGGACGACCGGGTCGATACTCTCGACGGCCCGGGCGATCCGGGTTCGGGTGTACGCCCTGGGGACGACGACGACGCGGAGGGTTTTTAATTCCTTGGGGGTGAATTTCGGGCGGTAGGCGCGGACCGCGGTAAACGTCTGGTCGAACGTATCCGCGGGGGGATTGTTCAGGGCGTCCTTAACGGCCTCGGCGGCGTCGATAAGTGTGCTTGCGTTGTCGGCCATTATCCGGGTTCTTTCAAAGTACGGACAAGCGATTCGATCCTTTCGAGTCGATCGTTAACCTGGTCGAATTCCCGCCGCTGGGCGTCGGTCCTTTGGACCTGGGCGTCGGCCTCGGCCTTGTCCCGGGCGACCTGGGCGACCTCGACGGCCTTGTCCCGGGCGACCTGGGCCTTTCCCTGGGCCTCGATCGTCGCGCCGTTCGCGACGGCCATAGAACCGACGGTCGCGCCGACGGCGGCGATCGCCGTCGCGACGGCCAGGAAAACGACGACCAGGGTCGACCCTTTCCAGAATCCTTTTTTCATCCAACAAGGGCCGGGGCAATTCCGGGCGTGGTCGGACAATTCTTTTTCGGTTGCGTAGTCGACCATATCAAACCTCGATCGGGACCGAGTCGGCCCGGAACGTATGGACCCGGATTCTCGTTTCGTCGGTGTCGACGTAAGAGAAAAGCGGTTCGCCGTTCGGGGCGGCGACGTCGTATTTTATTGTCGTTTCGGCGTCGTCGATCATTTCGATAACGTCGCCGCGCCTCGGTTCGGTTACGTCGATCGCCAGGAGTTCGGCGACGTCGAATATAAAGTCGCGGGTCCTGGATACGACGTCCATACCGTCGGCGTCGTTGTACCGAAAGAGTTTCGATCCGACAACGGCGGCAATTTCCGGCGTGACGGTATCGCCTCGCCGGAAATTGACCGCTTGCCCGCAAGAGCGCGTTGTTAGTGCGGCCACAAGGGCCGCGCCTTTCTGGAGGATGCTATCCACCATAAGGGGCCTTTCGGTTACGGCTATCCTGTGAGGGCCTGGGCCGCTTATGCGGCGGTAAGCAGGGCCTCGGTATTTATGATCGAATCGGTCGGTTCGATCGGAACGCCGAACGCTTCATTCGGGAACGGGGCCGGGTTACCGGTCGGGTTCGTCGCCGTTCGGGAATCCTGGAGCTGTCGCTGTGAGCGTTGCGACATAAACAGGGCGTCGGGTTTCCCGCCGATCGGGAATTGTTCCAGGAGGTCGGCGATAAGGTCGTCGGTCAGACCCTTACCACTGTCCGCGGTCAGATTGCAGATTCGCCCGATCGCCTTGTAATTGGTGATCTGCAAACCGGCCCAACCGTGGATCGCCTGGGCGATGCCCATAT